TGAAAGTATTCCATTGCTTCTTCACTAATTTTTCTAGAAAGCAAGTAATCTTTTGAGCCATAAGCATTCGACATTAAAAGCATGTGTGCACCCTCTACTGTTTGAGTAGGGAATACTTCAAACTCTGGCTTATCTTCTAGTAAATCTTTTAATTCTTCTTCAAGTGCTTGTGCAGCAGTTAACTTATTTGCTTGAATAAATCTTAAAGCTTCAAAGTCATTTCTATTTGTCAGCTTCTTAACTAAATCCAGTATTGTTCCAGCAGAGTTACAGCTTTGGTTATAGCAAACATAAAGGCCTTTTGCATAACTTACAGCAAAGGCTGGAGAATCTGTATTGTGATGGAATGGGCAGAGGCAAAGAAAATCTTCTCCTGATTGCGAAACTACTTCGACCCCGCAGGAACGCAAAATAGAGCGGAGATCCGCTTTAGAGTATGCATCCTTCATTGTTATCCTTTTGGTATTAAACTCTGGCCTGAAAAGCCTTCGTATATCAATGCTTTCTTTTTACCTAAATAAATACCATACATCACTAGATTAAAGCTGTATTGGTCTTTACTCTCATTGTATTTTACATTAAATTGTGGTGAGATGTCAAGTACTGGGACATATCCTTTGTCTCGCATTTGCTGAACAAGTAGTCTCTCATAATTTTCTCTCGAACTCTGAAATTTAGAATCATCTTTGATTATTCCATTCATCCAGAAATCGTGTATCTTTCTTGGGTACATGATCACCTATCTTTGTATAAATTATACCAAGATAAGGAATCATTTCATAAACTAATTGTCCATGTAGTCTCTTTCATAAACTCCAAAAGCAGACTTGGATTTCTTTTGCCACTCTTCAGTAGTTCTAGGATCCACTCCATTAGTCAATGTCCAATGGTCTTTTGTAATCATATGAAAGAAAATCATAGCGGTATATTGATCATCTGTAAACTTCTGTCTAGGTCTCCAATGGATCTGGTCCCCGCCTGCAAACACAATAGCCTGATTATTTTTTAAGATAAACTCTTTCTTCTCAATAACAATTGGCCATTCAACGTTTGCATCAAGTTGATAATCAATAACAAATTCAGTTCTGTTTGCATCAATATGCGGGGGCAAACAAACTTCGCCATATTGGTTGTTGTAATAAGAGTATCCGATATCTCCTGGAACTAGGTCTTCGCCAGAAGTTTCTCTTGCTAGCTTAACTACGATATCCATGATATCTTCCCTGATCTGATTATCAAGCCCCTTTAGGTATCTACCATTATGTGGGTCAACAACATCAATCTCCTTTGAATCAATAAATCTTTTGAGCCATTGAATTTGTTCTTCATTAAATAGATTATCAACGACTATATTTTGCTGGTCTTTACCTGGCATTATGAAATCCCCTTATCGTACAACTCTGTAATTATACCTCTGTTTAGGTCCCAGTCCAAGTAGAAACCGAACTCGGTTCCATGGCGGTTCTTTCTACTTACAATCTCCATAACATTTGAGTCAGGATTTTTATGAACTGCAATAGCCATATCAGCATCGTATTCAATAGCCTTAGACCAAGCAACTTGTGATAGCAAAGGTGGACCATCTTGGTCAGATGTATCATCCATAGTTGCAGCAGTGATATCAATAATTGGAATATTATTATTCATAGCTAATGCCTTGAATGACTTTGAGATATTCATGTTACGTTCTGTTGGAGCCTTCGAACCTTGATTATCAGCAAATAGCTGGTGGTAATCAAGAATAACAATATCGGGTTTGTGCTGGTCAATTTTTGCCTGTACTGTAGCAGGAGTTACTTCACCAGAACCCTCATTTGATACAAGGATAAACTGATTCTTGTCAGCAAACTTTTTAGTTCCCCAATCATCAAACTCGGACATATCAATACTACCTCTAGCAAAATCAGAAGCCTTAAACAATCCCGACCCCATCATAGTATAAATACGGTCACGCATATTTTCAGGAGTCATTTCAAGAGAGATGATCATAGGCTTAAATCCCTGCTCCCAAGCCTTACAAGCCAGATAAGAAGAAAGCCATGTCTTACCCCTACCTGGCCAACCAATCATGACGATAAGGTGTCCTGGAGCCATTCCTGTGGGGTATGCATAGTCAATGGCTTTAAAGCCAGTCATAATTCCTGGGCTACCACCCATAATGTCAGAGCGGTTCTTGACAGCCTCATAGTGCTTTTCAGCAAGTTTAAAGTCTGTTAGATCAACGTCTCTTACATTAGATGTAAGCTTGCCCAACTTAGAAAGTTCTTTTTGCATGCTATCAATAACTCTAGATGAAGCATCTGTCTTCAAACTAGCTCCAGAAGTTAGGAGTAGGTTTCTTAGACGTGATGCAAGATATTCATTCTTTAAAGTATCTAAGTAGTATGCAGTTTGACCTTTTACATTTACTGGCTCAAAATCTTTAAAGCGTTCCTTCAAGACTGAGATATCTGGGACTGCTTTAAACTTAAAGTAATAAGATTTTAGCCCATCCCAAACATCTCTATGAGAAGTAAAGACTTCATCAATATTATCAGCAAGAACTACAGAGATATCTTTGTTCTCACATATTGCAGTTATAACAGCAGCCTCAGCGTTCATTGTCTCTTTCTTCAACCATAGTCTTAGTACGTAATCTGATTAATTCCCGTCGGGACTTATCTTCTTCTTGCTGTTGCAATGCTAAATCTAACTTCTCGAAGTTATAAAAAAACCACTGCATGCTGTGTGGTGCTTTAGGCACCTTGAAATAATACTCAAGCAGAACTTTTGCTCTGTCATATCCTACGCTATCAATGACATCTTGCATTGCCCACTTTTCACGATAACGATTTACAACTGGGGCCTTCTTGTAATTCTCTTTAAAAAGAGTGCAATAAAGACCTACTAAGCCGTAAGCCAACTTTGCTTCATCTTTTGTCATTTCTTACCTTTTAGCTCCGCTTCAATCTCGTTGACTTTTTCCATCAACTTACCCTCGACAAAAGTATATACCCTGTTTGTGGCTTCGTCAACTGTTTCATGACTACGCTTAAAATCTTCAACACCAATAGAAACCTTCAAGCTTTCATAGTTGCCCAAATTTCTTGTAAACTGCAACTCAACTTTAACATTGGTATTTCCCGACTCGCTAGTCAGATTCGCCATCGTGTACTTCTTCCCTGCTCATAAGAGCAAATCCTGGTTTAAACTTCTTAACATCTTTATCCGAAAGATGCTGGTATAGCATCATCAAACGATCAGATATGCCTATCATAGCATCTAGGTCGTCCTTTTGTACAGCCATTTCCATAGCATATTCAAGAACTTTTAGTGATTGTTCTAACACATGCTTAGCTTCTTTATTTAACTTTTGATCTACCATTCAGGCTGTTTCCAAACTGGGACAAACTCCCCCTCGTTATTTTTCATATACAAAACACTTTCTTGATTAATCATAGCCTCTAGCTCTGCTCTGCTTGGCATATTACCTGGAGTAATTCTACCATCAGTTCTAGGCCTACCTCTATGAACTGTTTTAAAGAAGTCATGCATATTTCTAATATCATCTTCACTCCAAAAGTATTTTCCTGGAGTTTTGTTTCCATTAAGAGCATATGCTCTTTGTGGATGTTGAAGATTACCTCTGTATAAATGAAGCTTGATTGTGTCTTCATGTTTACCGATAATCTTTACTACTTCTGAGATGGGGTAAGCGTGTTGTTTATTTTTATTGACATCCGCCAAACTATAAGCAACACGCTTCTCCAAGCGATAATTCCAAGCGACAAGTAAGTCCTCAGCTCTGGAACGTCTTAGTACCTTATGAAGGTCCCCATTTAAATAGAAGTACCGAAGCTTCTCGCTAGCTTTTCTTCTACTTTTCCGATCCATGCACCAAACCTGCTATCTCTTCTTACCATCCACCTTTTGCCACACATTATACAAAACAACTCAACTCGCTGATCTTGTGGATATGTTCTATCAACAAAAACACGACCTAAGCATTTTTTACATTGTAGCTGTATTAACTTTTTAATTTTTTTATTACTTTGCTGCCTTCGCCAAAGCCTTATCAGCATCAGCAATAGCTGTAGTTGCTACCTGAGTAAGAACCGCTGCTTCTGGTGCAGACAAATGCTCTTGCTTTACTAGCTTTGCAACCAAACCACGTGGGTTAATCTTTGCAAGAACTGGACCAATAACTCCGTAGATTGCTGCAAATGCAACATGCTTGAGGTTATGGTTTGCTGCTCCACCACGCTGCCAAAGAATGACAGCTGCTGATGCAGTTGCATATACGTAGTGCTCAACCAGAGTCTTCTCTGAATTTGTGATCTTCATTTTTCTCCTATAGGTTATGCGGTAAAAATTTTACCGTCAACTACACAAGTGTAGTCATGAATTTGAATTAGCTGCATATGTGGATAGTCATTGACAACATGTGCCACTGCAAATCCTGCCTGCCAATTCTTTTGGATGGAATAATCCATCTTATCCTCATCGCAAAGATGCCCAATTTCATATCCACGCAACTCTTGTCCCGTGATATTGTATGTTTGATAATAGGCCCCCATACGATGGGAATGTCCACGTACTAGGGATACCCCCCAGTTGTTAACGTCATTACGCACTGATTCTCCAGAGTGCTTGGAAATGGACTCGCCATGGTGACCATACATATCGCCATAACGTTTCACAGGAGGCTCGTTATATTCGTGCCAGTGAATGCCATGCTTTTTATATTCATAGAGTGAATCAGGTGTAATGAATTCTAGAAATGCTGGAGCTTTCTTTGCAAGATAATCTCCATGTCTTGTCCACCCATGATTACCATCATGAAAGTGAATCTCTGCTTCTGACCCCGCCGTCTTTCTAAGATCAGCAAGAAAATCTCTTGTGCCAGTTACGCCACCGTCAGATACTGGGATAGAAAATTCTGCAGGGTATTCTGCAGCCCAACGTGAGGTTGAATCTGCATCATCAATATCGCCAAGCAGGTCTACTGCATCTGGCTTGAACCACTTCATAACCTTCATGAACAGTTCTACTTTTCTTGGATCATGGCGGGGGAAATGAATATCCGATACCATCATCCACTTTAAGTCATTAGTCATATAATCCTTTTTCTAGGTTTAGTAAATTGTACTACTATGCATTATTATTTGTCAAGCAGCGTGTGCTTTATTATGCTCAATCCGTGAACACAAAAAAAGATTGATTAATCTATTATCAGTTTTATCATGGTTGATATGATGAATAGTTTCCCAATCATTGATTATTCTATTTAATTTTTTTTCTATTACTAGCCGATGTTCGTAATACCAGCCTTTAAAGTTTTTAGGATGTTCTGGAACTTTAATTAAAACGTAGCCTTCTCTACTAACCTTACTTTCCCTCTTTACCCAAGAAGTAAGTGGCTGGTACATTAGTAACCTACAGCAACCCAATACAAGTAATAATTTTTATAAGTGTTACTCTTTGAAACTATTGTAAACACTGCTTCTGAGGCAGTAATTGTTTTAGATACATAAGCATACCCTTGATTGCCACTAGATGTCAAGATTGTTCCTACAACTGATACTGGGGCACTCTTAAACTGCTTATTAAACTTTACGGTAACAGTTCCAGAGGTAACTGGCGTATGTCCGTAATCAATAACAAGTGGGCCAGATTGGGTGGCAGGTTGTCCTGTTGCGGGATCAACTGTTGTGCTTGTGCCAAATACCTGTGCTTGCAAATCTTCGATTGCTTTTTGCTGACCATTTATTGTATCAATCATTGTGCTAATAGTATTAAGATCTAGGACTGCGTTATCTGATTGAATAATTCTATTACTACTCACTTAGCTTTTCTCCCTCTGGATGAACAAAAATTTCTTTTTGCCCCGCATCTACTATATCTTGCTCTAGCCACTCTAGAACATCTGGCTCAACAACATGCCTACGCTTTGAATCGCTTATAAGATATATTTTACCATCAGATATATCTTTGACCAAAGTACCGTCACGAAATCCAACCACGCCAGCAATCGGTAGGTTGGAAAGCATTTGATCTTTAGTAGAAATAATGGGCAGGCTCCAGGACATCGCTGCTCGTTCTGAAACAACAGTATATCTTTTTGAACCCTTTATATAAAAATAGCCCTTTTCAGTATGAGCTATTAATCCGCTAGGAACAACGGGATAGTATGTTCGCTTTGGCTTAACTTTCTTTTGAAACAAGATTTTCCAACTTTTCATTGTAATCTATAATTGCTTTCTCTTTTTCCTTTTTAGCTTCTTCATTTTGAGTTAATTCAGCTCTAAGGATAGCTTTTTCTAATTCGTGCTGTGCTGCCATCTCTCCAATTCTTTGTTGAAGAGCCATGATAATCAATTCTTCTTTACTCGCCATTTTCCACCTTATTTGCGTTTTGTAGTCTTAGTTGTTCTTCATGCTCTAAAGAGTCCAGCTCTTCTTGCAAAATGGTAATCTGTCTCTGAACATCAGCAGCTTGAGCTTTAATGTCAATTATAGATGCTTCAGAAGGAGAAGCCTTTGAGCTTTCCTGCTTTAAAGACAAGTTTAAGTTATATTCATTAAACCTGAGATTCTTTTGATGTGATTTTACAATATTAACTTTGTCTTCATACGACAATACTTCATCAGACATTTATTACCTCCAAGTTGATTATATCACGTTTAAACATTTTTTTCACCTACATATGAATCATAGCATAGGATATCATTTGAGTAGTAAGGTCTATTTGGTTCAACCTTAATTGATATTAAGTCATAAGATGAATCCTCAATTACTTGTACTTTATTTACTTCCGTCCAGGATTGATTGTTGTACGACCATACATAATCACCCTTAGCAACATTATCGGAGTTAACAAATGACATTATTTTATCTCTGTTAATCAATATTAGATGTTCTTTGGTAAAGTACTCATCATTGATGATAACAACAACGTCAGTCTTTCTATTTACAATATCAGCAACTTCCACTAATTCATTACCATAAACCTCTACATTTTTATCTTGCCATAGTGAAAGTGCATCATAATCTATGTAAGAATCTATGTTAGAGGTTAATACTTTATCCCCCAGCTTTATTGAAGATAGTGGTATCACACCCTCAGTTGTTCTAGCAGATATTGCCAAGTCAAGGCTTGATCCGTATGTAAAAGCAAAAGGCGTAAAGCTAAAGTGTGGTGTAAAGCCAAATGGGGTAAAGCCAAATGGTGTAAAGCTAAAGTGTGGCGTAAATCCAAATGGGGTAAAGCCAAATGGTGTAAAGCTGAAGTGTGGAGTAAATCCAAACGGCGTAAACGCAAATGGGGTAAAGCTGAAGTGTGGAGTAAATCCAAACGGTGTAAACGCAAATGGGGTAAATGAGAATGGTGTAAAGCTAAACGGTGTAAAACTAAACGGAGTAAAGCTAAATGGAGCAAATGTAAATGTTCCACCACCTGTAGTAACTATATAAGTTCCACTGGCTGATCCACCTGCTTGACCATTATAACCTGAAACAATCTTCCAAGTTAATGTTTCTCCTGCATACGCTCCAGTATACACGTAGGAAGTTGTTGATGTAGCTCCATCAGGAGATGAGAAACTATTAATATATACAGAATATCCTGTAGCATTTGTTCCAGCTGTCCAGGTGAGTGTGACTGTGCTTACACCGTCAAAAGATAATTGAACATTTGTTGGTGGACCTGCGGTTATTTGTACAAATGGTGGAGTAGTAGCTGAACCACTAATAGACCCACCTTCTGTTCCTGCCGAGTTTACACTAACAATCCTCCAACTTACTGTTTGATTTGGGACAAGTCCGCTAAATGTGTAAGTAGTTCCTGACGTGTTTCCGTCAAGTACGCCATTAATATATGCGTTATATGAGGATGCATTTGACCCTGCTGTATAACTAATGGTAAGACTTGCTTGTGTAGAAGAAGTTGAATTTGGAGTTGCTGAAATTAATGTAGGTGCTCCCGCAGTTGGAGCTTGATATATTGGTCCCCAGAACCAGTTTCTATTAGACACATCAGAGGCAACTCTTGTTCCAACACCGCCGTAATCATTAAGACCCTGAGCCTGAACAATATAGTACCCATTTTGTGGGAAATAATATGTTCCTGAAGATCCTGTTATAGTACCAGAATCCATAGCTGTATAAGAAATATCAGTTCCATATCCTGTTACGCCTGTACCGTGTGATCCGTAGTAAACCCAGTAATTTATTGAAGTTGCACCCACAGATGAGATTGTCATGTATCCTTGCGAAGTAGAGGTTGTTGAGCCAATTCCTGTTCCGTAGTGCGGGATAAATGTTGCTGGGCCTGGTTTTGTATATCCAGTAACTGATACTTCGCCTTCTAATGATCCATATCCTGGGTCATATGCATCAATCTTTAAAGTTGCATATCCTCCTGCTACAACATTTGTTACAACAACATCATAGTATCCCGTTGAAGGATTGTAGGTTGGACCACTATATTGACCATAACTATAAAATGGTCCAGGGCCAGAAGTTGTTCCCCCAGTAAATGTAAAGAGCCAGCTATAGCTTGAATAGTTGGAATTTGTTATAGAAAACTTAAATCCATCTGAAGTTCCTACTGGA